GTTTCAGCGTGCCCATGCTGCTCTTGCGCAGTTCATCGGCTGGATTCAGGGGCGCTTTGGGCTTTTCGGGGGTTGTGGCAGCCGGTTTTTCCGTCTGCTCGGGCTGCTTTTCTTCCAGCATTTCTTCGGTTGTCATGTTTCCTCCTGTGTTGGCAGGGCGGCAGGCAGCGGGCGCTTGTCCCATTGCCTGCCGCCTGGTTTCGGTGTCAGTCCAGGATGTTGTTCATCCTGTCGGAATAGTCCACGCCGTCGAGGATCAGCCGTCCCGCCGTGGAATCAATGAGGGTCACGATTTCGCCGTTCATTTCTTCCTCATAGCGAAGCACGGAAAACTTTTCATCCGTCCCAAGCGGATTGCCGGTTTCCACGCTTCCATTTTCGGCGGATTTATGCACCACGCGGGCGCGAACCTTCACCAGCTCCAAGTCCATTTCGCCGCCGGTCACGGAATAATTCTGACGGGCAGCGCGGAGCTCGATGTTATGCGGGCCGGGCATTTTCAGGCGGGAACAGTTGTTGCCGTTGTTGTGGCTCAGGCCCAATTCCATGGCTTCGTAGTGGAACCAGTTGGGCATATCCACGTCCATGAGCATTCCGGCGGCTTTCACCTGCGTGGTGGTTTTCTGGATGGTGGGCAGATCAGCCTTGGTCACGTCCTCCACCCGCACCCCGTCGTGAAAGACGCGGTAATCCTCCACGTTGCAGCGTACATTTTTCAGCATACTTTTCCCTCCTTACGCCGCTTCTTCGGCGCTTGCGGCCAGCAGCTCGAAACCGGTATCCGTCCACACAGCGGTCAGTGTCAGGCTCTTCATGAGCGGCGACGTGGTGATTTCAAACCGGATGCGGAAATCTCCGTGGTAAACGTCGGAACCGCCCACCTTGGCGGCCTCAGCCGTAGCTTTTCCGTACAGCAGAGCGCCCGCGCCGATCAGGGCGTCAAGCCGCGCCTGTTCTTCAGACACGATGGTTTTCAGGGTGTTCAGGGTCACCGTCCTGTCGATGTTGGCGTTCCGGCGGTACTGGAAATCGTTGGTCAGGTAGTACAGCATCATGCGCACCGTGTCGAACACGTTGATCGCGTCGCCGGTTTCGTGGTTGTAGCTGGCGGCCTGCATGCCCCAGATCACCCAATGCCCGCCGCAGAACGCGGCAGAGTTGATGCCGTTGGCGTTGAGGCAGCGGTTGATGATCTCGTCGTCGCATACCCGGTTGGTCACGGCCTCGCCGAAATACAAATCCTGAATCGGGATTTCGGTGTTGCTGGCGGTCATGTAGGGCACGCCCTCATTCTGAATGTAGAGGGTCTGGAAGTTGGCGGCGTTCAGCACGGACAGGTGATATTTCTTTCCATCGGTGCCCTTCGCCATGGGGAAGAACACGCTTTCATTGTCCTTCGTATAGCCGTTCTGGGCTTTCCAGGTGGGGGCGCTTTGCAGGGTGATGGCGGTGCTGCCGGAAGAAACAAGCGGCATGTCCACAAACATCCAGGCGTTCCAGTGCTTGCTGATGGCAAGGCTGCATTCGGCCATGACCGCGTGAATGGCGGGGATGGAGGAAAAGCCGGGGGCCAGGATGAAAGCGGGGATGAGCCCCGTCAACGGGAACACATTGCGCACGGTATAAATGCCGGTATTCGTGCCGTGGTTGTCGGTGGTGCCGATCACGTCGGAATCGGTCACGGCGGAAGGATCAGCCGCGCGGTACGAAATGGTGAGGGCGGAAGTGCCAAGGGCCCCGGTGGTCACTTCGGAAATGATCACGCTCTTGGACACGAAATCATACTTGGCCGTGTAGTCCGTTCCCTTCGTTTTCACGGTTTCACCGGCGGCGACGGCCAGGGTGTCCAGGATGACGTTTTCAGCGTTCACGATCTTGACGGTGCCGTTTTCAGGGGTAAGGGAAACGGTCGTATCAGTGGCGGCCTTATGGGTCGCGGGATTGAAAACATTGATAAAGACCAGCGGGCCGACCGCGTTCTTTTCAAAATGCGCGTGCATAGCTTCGCACAGGGTATAGTTTTCCCAGGCGTCGCTGTACCCCAGTTTGGCCCGCGCCTCGGCGATATTGTTTACCAGGATGGGCTTGTTCACGTTCGCCGCGCCGCCCTCAATCTGATGCACGGGCGCGGTGCCGATGTATACAAACGCCTGCTTGATGCGCCGGTTCCGCTGCGCGTTCTGCGAATCCACGGCGTTGATTTCTCCATACGGGCCGTGGAGAAATCCAGGATATTCAGCCATAATGTTGCCTCCTTACTCGTCGATGATAAATTGGGTTGTGTCCAACCCTTCCTCGCGCTTTGCAGCGCCGGTCACAGCGCGGCCTTTCATCAGCGCGTTATATTCCGCCTGCGGCATATCGTCTCCATCATCCAGCAGCCGGTCAATGCGTGATTTTGCGCCGTCCTCCGTGCCCTTGTCCGCATGGCCCTTGAAATCCACCACCAGGAAACCGTAAAAGATGGGCCGCCTGTCCACTACGAAATTCTGGTCGGTGAATAGGGAGCGGATGGCCGATTCCTCGTCCAGCACCAGGTCGGTGCCGGGCACGATTCTTTCCCGCAGCAGCAGTTCCACCGCGTCGTCCATCCAGTCCATCAGGGTCAGCAGCCCTTCTTCCGTAGCGTCCAGCATCAGGTTTTTGTCCAAGCCCTTGCCGCTGTTCAGGCTTTCTTCAAAGCCCGGCAGGCGGATGCCGGGCTCGTAAACGGAAAACAGGATGGTCAGCGTCAGGGAGCTTCCCATGCTTCCGGCACGGTTGATCTTATTGTACCGGTCAAACCGCTTTTCAGGCACCTTGTTCAGCGGCATGGTGCCGGGCATGACGGTGATCGCCGGGCATACGCTGAATGGGTCGTTGCGCATGGCGTAGTGGGGAGAGCAGGTTTGCGCCTGCATCGCGCTCCAAAGGGGCTGCCACCCAAGAAACACCATCGGTTCAGCCGTGTCTGTATTGGTGATGGCGTCGTCAGCGGGCGGCGTTTTGTACTGCCGTCCCTGGCAAAGCTCCTTGTACAGCCATTCTTTCATGCGCAAAAGCCGCGTGTTGGTTCTCATGTTACACCGCCTTAGGATCGTGAAGCGTCAGGTGGATTTCCTTCATGCCGATGGCGTCAATCACGTCTGTCACGCGCATCTGTACTCCGTCCAGGATGACGGTGGTATTCGGCTCAGCGCGTGCTGGCAGGCTGTCCTCCGGCACGAAAATCACCTTGTCGATGGTATTGCCGTCCCAACTCACGTCCACCACATTGTTATTCTTTCTTTTCAGCGCTTCGCTGTCATCCGGCACCGTCACAAACGGCACGCCGTTCCAGGTGTGCGTTTCCGCGAAGTGATCCTGATTCATAAAGATTTTGTGGTTATCACGCGGGATACGGTCTTTGAGCGCCATGTTTATTTCCCTTTCTTGTCGCCGGGCCGGGCGGGAACGGCTTTGCCCTGCTCGATCAGCCGGGCGGCGTAGGAATCATTGTATTCCTCCGTTTTGCCGGTCTTGAGGATGGTCACCTTCATTTGGCTTCACTCTCTTTCTTGTCTTTTTTGGCGCTGCGCTTTGGGGCAGGCGGTTCTTCCGCGTCCTCCGCATCGGAAATCAGGTCGTCCATGGTGATTTCCTCCATGGCTTCCTCGTCCTCGTCAGGCGCATCGGAAGCGCCGTCATCCTTGGACGGCTCCTGCTGTTCGTCGGTTTCCGCAGGCGCGGGATCAGGTGCAGGCGCGGGGTCGGGCGCGTCATGCACGCCCAGACACCCGTTTTTCACCAGCTCCTGAATCCTTTCTTCTCCCAGGGCCGCCAGCTGCTTCTCCGTCAGGGTTTCCCCATAGGTCGCCATGCCGCCGGGAATGCCGATGTGCGCTTTGGCGAAATAGGTTTTCATTTTGGCCTCCTTACAGCACCTTCATGATGGCCCAGCTGTCCACATTCAGGGGCTTCACAGAGGGGCGGCTTTCCAGCACGGTGCTGATGATGTCGTTGTTGCCGCCGCCCTTGCGGAAGGCCACTTCCTTCTTGATGTAGGTCTTCCACAC